TACAAGTTACCTATTGAAACGTCTCCGGGCATGTGTATGTCTCCTGTCATTAGTGATTCCAAAGGATCAATGATTCTAGGTTTTCACCTTGCAGGAAGAGGTCATCGTGCAGGCTGTGGTATTTTGACCCGTGATCAAGTGGATACCGCTTTGCGCGAACTTGCTAGTCGTGACGGAGTCGTTATGTCAGCATCCTGTGGAGATCTTGAGCCGAACATGGGAGATTTTCCCACTGAGGTTCTTGGTACTACCATTCTCCAGGGTACAGACATTCATCCCAAGAGCGCTGTCAATTATTTAACAGAGGGTGCTTGTATTGATGTCTATGGGAGCACAGGCTGTATGGCAACCCCATATAGTCGCGTTGTCCCCACCATTATTTCCGGCGCGGTGACCAAAGTCTTTGGCGTTCCCCAGAAATGGGGCAAACCACAGATGCGTGGTAAGGGAAAGTATCCCTACCAGGCAACTTTGGAGCATGCCGCTATTCCCAGCCTTCCTATTGGTAGTGTACTCGAGAATGCTGTAGCATCGATGAAGAGTATAACTACTAATTTGACCCAGACTATTCCTGAGCTCTTTGAGACCAAACCACTTACACGAGTGGAAACCGTGTGTGGTATTGATGGTGTGAAGTTTATAGATGCTATGAATTTCAATACATCCCCAGGATATCCCCTTTCCGGAACCAAGCACCCTTTGTTGGTTGACTTGGATCCTGACGATCATCCAGGAATCACGAAACCTAGGACTTTTACCGAAGAAATTTGGAATGAGTTTGATGAAATCGTGGAGACCCTAAGATCAGGGGAGCGGTGTTATATGATTTGGAAATCGTGCTTGAAGGACGAATCGACTTTACTTGAAAAAGATAAAGTTCGTGTATTCCAGAGCGCACCGTTGGTATTACAACTTTTGATTCGAATGTATTTTCTTCCGCTTGTGCGGATCATACAGATGAACCCCTTGCGCTATGAATGTGCTGTTGGGGTCAATGCTGAAGGTCCAGAGTGGGAAGAACTATGGAAACATGCGATGAGTAAAGGCAAAGACCGCGTACTGGCTGGTGATTACAGTAAGTATGATGTTCGCATGCCCGCTCAAGTGACTATAGCAGCATTTGATGTACTTATTGACATGGCAATGCAGTGCAATTACTCTGAGGAGGACTTACACATTATGCGCATGCTTGTCAATGAGGTTGTGTACCCCATTATGACGTATAACGGAGATTTGATACAACTGTTTGGAACGAACCCATCTGGCCAAAACCTGACAGTTATTATTAATTCTCTTGTGAATTCATTATTGTTGAGGAGTTGTTTCTTTACAATTTATCCTGGCGTCGACTTCAAAACCGCTTGTGCGGTGATGACGTACGGAGATGACGTGATGGGAACTGTTGCAAAACAGTTCTCCAATTTCACGCATATCACCTACGCAAAGTGGTTGAAAGAACATGATATGAAATTCACTATGCCCGACAAAGAGTCAGAACCGAAGCACTATATGACGGAGGACGAAGTAGATTTTCTGAAGAGAAAGAACTTCTACAATCCTGATCTAGATGCTTGCGTCGGACTTCTAGCCGAAGAGTCAATTCACAAACGACTGCATTCTCACTTGCTGTCCAAGGAATTGTCTCTAGAGGAGCACAGTGCAACTAATATTGCGAGCTCTTTGCATGACTGGTTTTATTATGGGCGTGAGCCTTATGAGACTAATCGCGCAAAACTCCGTGAAGTTGCACGCCTTAGCGGAATCGAACACTTGTGCCCTGAACTTGGCGTGTCATACGACCGGAAGGTCGACGTATGGCGCCACAAGTATAAGGGCGAAGAACTGATAGTCGAGGACGAAACGAG